AGTCCGAGTAATGGCATTAACTAGCCTATATAGGCTACACAGCCACCAGCAGCAACATCTATCTCAATCCATCTGCCATATATAGTCATCCCAGCAGGGAAAGTCACACCATCAACTACCAAACCGCCAGAACCAAGAACTGATGTCTCAGAAGCGGCGGCGGCATCGTGTGCAGCCGTCTCTGTATTGATAAACTTGTTAGCATCTTCAGCAACAAGACCAGAACTGCTATCGAATGAACAGTCATCTACCATTGTTATAGCTACAAAAGCTTGGTTCAATGGAGGGACTATGGCATCATCACCCGCATCCGTGTAAACAGAACCTGCCTGTCCCAGCGGAGCGAGCGGATTAACAGGTCCCTGTCTGTCTTGAGTCTGGACTGTACCAGCATGAGTTATCTGTAGGTCACTCATTTATTTTTCTCCTTTTTTAATTTTTCTTATATTATTCACTAAAATCCATCACTTGATAAATCTGCACTTAAATCCATCCAAGATAACAAATGCCAAACAGTAGCACTCTCACATACCCACATCGTTACATCGCCAGCATCTGTTCTTATATTTGTTGTACCCCCTTTTAATTCAGAACTTACATCATATTCAGTTTGTCCCCCTGATATAATTATTATTATCTGTCCGCATACACCACCATCAAACTGGTCAATAGTGACTTGGTCTGAATGACTTTTAAAAATATTACCAGTCGAAACATTTGGAGAAGTATCCCCACTAGACATTGTTACAAAAGTTGATGAAGGACCATTTGCCGCAAAAGAACCAACAACTTCTAAATTAGCATCTGGACTTGTAGTATTAACACCAACACTAGAAGAACTATTATCAAGATATAAAAGACCGGCAGAAAAATTAAATATAAAATCATCGGCTCCACTATTCCAAGACATATTACCCGTTGCCCCATCTAAATGAAGAGCACCCACAGAAGTACTGCCACCTGACATTGCCATAGTAATATCGCCAGTCCCACTTGGCTTAAGCATCAAATCTCCATTAGTATCAGTAACAGTAATAGTATTACCATCGATATTGATATTGTCTACATCCAAACTACTAGCAGTTATTTGACCAGTAGCTGTACTTGAAATAGTAGTATCTGTAGCTTCTTTAGTCCATGTAGTCATTAATAATCATAGGCTTTAATGTATCCGCC